GTACTAGACTAAGCACCTAGAATATTGTCAACTCTGAATATTCTGTAGTACTGGTTAGTCTTAACTGCGGCTAGGCCATCAGCAGGTGTAGCACCTACAAATGGGTTAGATGCCATTCCATATCTGGTTTTAAAACCAATTTTTGGTTGGAATGTATCTTCACCAACAGCACGTACCATTGTTAATGGAACGTATGGGCAATAGAATAGACCAGCATCGTATGGGTTAGTTCCCTTATATCCAACTGTCACATAGTTTTGCTGAGCATACGGGTCGATGTAAACTCTTGTTCTACCGTTTAAAGTACCAGCAAAAGTATTACCTGTATCATCAACATTTAAGTTTGTTGACATTGCAGGTGTGTAGTCTAACATACCAGCTGCAGAAAGTGCAGATGCTACATCAGATGAACATACGATAAAGTTTCCTTTACCTCTACGTGTCTCGATTGCAATTCTATTACATTCTCTTTCGATCTGTAATACTAGTCCTTTGAACTTTTCAACTGACCATCTACCATCTGCATCTGTCTGAACGTTAAAAATACCGTTAATAGCAGTGTTAGATTGTAAAGCACCAGTTTTAGCTTGAGAGTTAATAGTTCTAATAACTTCTCTATTGATTTCAGCTAAGATTTCTGTTGACAAGATATTTGCCAATTCTGTCTCAGCGTCTAGACCATGAATAGCTTTAAGGTCTTGAGCTAATTCTAAGCTGTATTCAGCTTTTAACGCTCTTGACTTAGCAGTCACAGTTGCTTTTTCAATAGTGAAACCCATCTCATTAAAGGTACTACCAGTAGATGCGCCAAGTTCTTCAGCGTCTACAGTTGGCATACCACCAGCTGCAAGAGCTGTAAGTCTGTCGTCGTCTATTGTGCCAATATTTGCAGCAGCTGTTACGCCAGCTTGTGAGTCTCTTAAACCTGATACGTTATCAGAATCATGAGTGCCACCACTGTCTCCAGAAAAGCGTGTTTCAGCTTCGTTGAATAATGCTTCTCTATTTGATGTTGAACCACCACCGTATCTTGACTTCATTGCGAAGATAAGACCAGTTGGGCCAGACATTGGTTGTACACCACAGATGTCGTATGCCATTAAGTTAGGCATAGCACGTCTTACTAGTGCGATTAATACTGGATTCCAGTTTGCTACTGAACCAACATTGTTACCTGGAGCTGCTTCTGTAATCATTCCTTCTTCTTTAAGAGCGATTTCCTGATTCTCAAGTACAGCAGCTGTTACAGCTTTTTTATGATGATCTGCAATAGTACCAGCTGACTCTTCGTTCAGTACTGGTGCCCATTTTTCGATCAATCTATCGTATGATTGTGTCATTTAAGACTCCCCTATTTCTGTGCGTTTTTTCTAATTGCTTTAAGATATTGATCCATTGAACCTGTTGATTCCATTACTGGACCATCATCATCTTCAACAATCTCGTCTTGAGTTTTAGTTGTCTTAGCGAAATATGATTCTTTTAACTGAGCTACTTTCTGTGCGAAAGTTTCTTCGTCATCAAAATCAACATTTTCTGCTAAACCTTTTAGCTTTTCGACTTGAGTTTCAGCTAAATCTTTGGTTGCCTCTCTAATGATAGACTCCCTCTTATATAACTCTAACTCTTCAGCCATGTGAATAGACTTTTCAGTTGAAGCATTGAGTTGTGCCTCTAACTCTTCAACATTGTCTGCGAGTTCGTCAACTACATTAACAGATTCCTCAGGAACATGAATGTGAGACTCAGTGAATAGGTCTTTTAACTTATTCATAAAATCTTCAGCGATTTCAGTTCTTAAACCATTTTGGATTGCTAACTTGTTGTCTTCCATCCAGCCTTCAACTACGTAGTTTAGGTAGCTGTCTACTTTTTCCACAAGTTCCTTTTTAGTACTTTCAACTTCTTCTGAAAGTTCTTCGTTGTACTTCTCTTCTAGTCTATCAATCTCAACATTTATTTTTGAATTGATTGCAGCTTCAAAGATAGTCTCTGCTTTCTGCTTGAATTCTTCAGACAGTGTAGCTTCTTCGTTAACAAGTGCTTTAAGATCGTCTTTAAAATCAACTTCAATCTGAACTTGATCTTGATCTTGATCCTCAACAAGTTGGTCTTCGTTACTTACATAACTTTCACCTTTAAACATTGCAGATAAACCTGCTTTGTCCATTCCTTGCATTTTACCAACCATTGCAGCAATAATTCCTGCTTTAGTTTTTGGCATTGGATCTTGCTTAGTGTTATCACCTTTACGCTTTGGAGCGCTTCCAGTGGCATCACCTGCCTTGTCGACTGCAGCTATTGACTGAGCTTCAGCATTCTTAGGATCGTGAGCTTCCACAACTTCGTCAGTTACTTCGTCATGGAGTTCCTCTTCCTGATTTTCGATAATTTCTTTATCAGTCATTTTAGACTCCTATTTATTATTTTTGAGTAACGAGAGGAAATTCTTAAACTCACGAACTTGTGTCTCATAGAGATCAGCACGCGGAGCTTTCTTAATTTCAGTCTCCATTCTTTCAATTGTTTGTGCTTCTATAATGCCGTTATTCCAAACCCATTCTACTCCTTCCATAATCCCATTAACAAATGCGCTAGGAGCGGATGGATCTTGCACGATGTCTACCGCGTTTAGAATATAATCGTCATTGACGACTGCGACGCCATTACGCTGGCTCAAACTTCCCATACCACGAGTCGATACACCAAATTGAACTTCGCCATCGAGTAAGCCTTTAACAACTTCTCCCATAGGGGTGTTCAGTATCGATGCTTTGCCCACAATATCATTACCCTGAAATTTTAATTCAGTGATCTTGTGGGAAACCTTATCTAAGTTGACAGTTGGTCCTTCCGGATGATTTAACTCTCCAACTGCTCTACCTTTAGTAACTTGATCGTTATTATATTTACCAAGTGCTTTTTCCATCACTGGCATTGGATATATACGTCCGTTACGATTCTTTGTTTCTGCTTGCGCAAATACACCTTCAATAGCATAATTTTTTTTACCAGTCTTTTTATCTTCAGTAATTAAAAATTCTATTTTATTTTCTGCAAATTCTGATATTAATTTCATATTAACCTCTTGGGTATGCTATTTTAGTAAAATGTGTTGTTGTAGTACCTGCATGCACTTCATCACCAGCAGCTTTATGTAATACAAAAGCTTGGTTTTCGTGTACTTGCATTGTAGCACTAGTTGTAACATTAGTGATTAAGTCATCTGCAGTTGCACAAACATAAACTGTTTGAGCATTGCCTACAGTAGTTTTATTACTATTTCCGTTTGCAGTAACTTTGGCCGCTAAAGGTCTAATTTCCATTATTTCATTCCTTTATATTGTTTCATAAATTCAGTTGCAGCCTTCTCGGCTTCTCTCTGAGTATTGTAAACGTCTAACCTATCACCATCAATATAAGCAACAAACTTATTCTTTTCGTTATTAACTCTAACAGAAACTCTATTAATCTTTTTATCAAAGACAACTTTACCAATAGGTTTTCTTCCAGTTAATTCTCTTAATTGTGAAAAAGTGTACATGTTAATTATATTTATACTTTCTGTGTTTTACACCTCAGCTTCGTCTTCAAGCTCATCATCTTCTTCAGATTCATCTTCAAACTCTTCTTCTTCAGATTCATCATCGAGTATTTCTTCATCTTCTTCAGACTCTTCTTCAGCATCATTATAAACTTGGTCAGCCATTCTAATTTTTTCTTGATCTAATAAGTCAGACATTTTAATAGTCATAACTTCACCAAATGTTTTATTAGCGTTATTGTAATCTTTTTCCAAAGCGGATTTTATCAAATCTTGTATATGATTTCCATTATCTTCTTGATCTGTATTTTCCACGTGTTCGACATTATCCATTATACTTCTCCTTGGTCTCCGTCTGGTTCTTGCGCCTGCATGGCAGCAATTTCTTTATCCATATTCTTAATAGTATCGTCATCCATTAAAAGAATATTCTTTTGTACCCATTGTTTAGAGAAATATTCTCCAACATATTGAGATACCTGATCTAAACTTTGTATTTTCTCTCTTAATAACTCTGCTTCTTTTAATTCAGTAAAGTGATTGTCTCGAGAATAATCAACAGTTAATTTATTTTTCCAAGTGTTCCAATCATCTTCAGTAATAATATTCTTTATTATTAACTGTTTCTTTAAAATGTCA